TCCGGCCATCGTTACCGAGCCAAATCCTGCAGTGCCAGCGAGCGCGGTAGTTGTTAGTGCTAGCTGATCGTCCGCGATGGTGATTGAACCAAAACCAGCAGTGCCAATCAACGCATTGATGCTCAATGTTTGTGTTGCTCCGGCAATCGTTGGAGATCCGAACGCCCCATTGCCAGCCAGCGCGTTGGTTGTTAGTGCTAGCTGATCGTCTGCAATGGTGATTGATCCAAATCCTGCAGTGCCAGCCAGTGCGGTAGTCGTGAGCGCTTGCGGTGTTGCGGCAACAATGGTGGGAGTGCCGAACGCCCCATTGCCAGCGAGTCCCGTGGTGGTCAGTGTCTGCGGTGCAACCGGCGCAACGGTCGGAGCTCCAAAAGCGGCGGCACCCCCGAAGCCCGCGACCACCAGCCCGAGCAGGACTGGTGGAATGATATTGACGAGCGAGGCATTGAGAGACGCGCCGGTGAGACTGCTCTTTAAAGCCGTCCCCTCCTTGAGCGTCCCGCGCAAGCGGCTGCCGTCCGTCAACCCCATCGGTATTATGCGCCTATGGCAAAGATTTTGTTCGCGCCCGAATCAAACGTCAGCGTGATGTTGCCGCCGTCTGGTGTGAGCGGGAAACCGGTGCCGGTGTCGATGTAGCAGATCAGATTGGAGGTTGCCTCAACGCCCGTGTCCTTGAAGATGATGATCGCCTCAAGCGGATCCCCGGTGACACTCGTAAACGTCACATCGGCAGCGTCAAAAACGCCTCCCGCTGTGGTTTTTGATGCGAGCGTCGCAGCGGTCCCCACACGGGCACCTGCCGGCACATCGTCCAGGAAATCGTGAGCGGCGGAGAAGGAGTAGTCAGCCGCGTCGATCATCTGCACTTTGATGGTGTCAGTTAGCAGGTCGATGTCAGCGTCGAGAAAGGCTTTTAAAGCCGACGTGTAGAATGCATTAGCCATGATGGTGTATTGGTATTGGTGTTATAGATTTTTGAGTGGTGAGTATCGTAAAATGATTTTTTCGCCAGCCAGCAGATTCAATTCGTAGGCTGACGGGTTGATCGCCTTGGCCCATATGTAATAGGTTCCAGCAGTTATATTTTCGGTCTCCGTGTCAGCTATGTGTATTTGCACGACGCCATTGACTGCATCCGTTTTGGTGATACCGCCGCCAGAGATTGATTTTTGTATAATCGCATCGGCCCAAGTGCCGGTGTAGCTTGATGGAAAGATCCCGAAATAGATGTCCCAGGTTGCGGCTGAGATGTCGACCACGGCAGCGTTTTCGTCGGTGATTGTGAGGTTTAAAAAAATGTCCTCTCCAATGGATTTGGTGATGGGGCTCATGTGGTTGGTGGTTATTGGTTGAGATTGTTTAGGATGTCGGAGTAGGCATCAATTGCCCCCTGCACTCGGGAAAGCGCAGCACGGGTTGCCTTCAGATTCTCCTCCATCGCCAGGATATCTTGCATGAGTGACTGCGATTGCTTCTTCAGTGTATCAGTCTTAGCCTCAATCGCGTCTTTTTCTATCTGCATGTTTTAAATGGTAAGTCTTAGTAAGAATTAGGTGTCAAGCTCAAAAGTCATAGGCTGTCAAGCAAAGTTTTGATTTGTGTCCGAATGGTTTCCGGCGCGTTCCGGTATTTTGTTTTCAGGTTCGAAGATTCCTCATCTGCATCCGCTTGCATCCTGATCCAGCGAGGAATCAACCTGTCTGTGATCTCCGATTCGATCATATCTTTGACGTTCGCGTATTCCGGTAATCCCTGTTCCACGCGTCCCGCGTTTGTACGTTCGAGCACGTAGTTAGCCGCGCGGATTTCTTCCGGTGTGGCGTTCCTGAATGTTATGTTTATATCTGCCATGATTTTTAAGGTTTAGAATTAAGAGTGTGGCGACATTTTGACAAACCCTGAAGCGTCGACGTAAAGCTGCCCCGGAACGGCGGGGTCGCTAGTTCCGGGGTCGGTTGTGAACCCGAAATCGGTTGCTGAAATCTTTCCGAGCGCATAGACGTCGCCATCAGGTTTTGCGCGGAAAGCAATAGCGTCAGCAGCAGTTTTTACATATAAAATATGATCTTCCAACGTAAGGTTTGTTTCGAAAAAAGCATCGTTTGAGTTTACCTCGAAAAGTCGTGTGTCGTATGACCCAAACCCTGTCGCTGTCGTTTCATCCTTAATAACCGCGAAACAGTCATTTTCTTCGTTTCCACGAATACCGATTACAACGTGTCCTGATGCTTGGCCTTCTATAAATGTTCCAAAAGTTGAACCATCGACTAATGCAGTTATGTCAGTATCGGACGACGTGTACTGCGTGAACAACCCACCTGCGACATACATTTTATTTCGGGTTCCGGTCTGCAAATAGATGTCATTATTCCCTGCCGAATCCCTCAACTGTAACTCTGTATTCCCGTCAGCGTCTCGTGTTCTTAGGTAAATCCGCAAATTTGATGCTTCGTCTTGTATATCGAGTCGCCCCCCGTATTCAGTCGCATAAATAATAGCCGAGTTCGTCTCTGAGGGTCCGCGAACCGACACAAGCCCGTAATCACTTGAATTGACCTGAGCCGTAACGCGAACGCTATTTACGTCTGTTTTACTGTAAGCATAAAAGGACCCGCCGTAGATGTTGCTGTATAGCAGTGTGCCTAGGTTCCCGTCGCTGTTTAATACTGAAACAGCGCCAGCATCGGAAGCAACGTCCAGCGCGATCCTTGCGCTTCCAGCATCGTTATAAATGTCGAGGCGTCCGCCTTCGGAGTCGGCAGCAAGTCCGAGAAGGTTCGTTGATCCGTCAGTGATAAGAATCGACAAATCGTTGTCGATTCGAAGTCCGTCGGTGTTGTCGAGTTCAAACGCCTTCCCCGCTCCGAAGGCTCTTATTGCGACCCCGTGAACCGAATTTGATCCTGCCGCTTCCAGCGCCAAGGTGCTTTGAACTGTCGAAAGTTGTCCCGTTTGATGACCTGAAAGGAAAAGCTGAACTGAATGCGCGTTCCCTGTCGTGTAATCATTTGCATAAAGGAGAGCGTAAGATTCCGAATCGACCGAACTTGTCATACGGATTTCGTTTTCGTCGATCAAAACGTCGCCTTCAGTTCCGCTAATAGTCAGTTGACCCCTGAACGTCCCGTCATTGATTTCGATTCCTGTTTCATCTATTCGAAACCCTTGGCCAGCGGCTCCGGTAACAAAACCGGCTGACTGAATAGCTCCTCCGGTTGCGATCGTGAGTGTTGCCGCGTCTATGGTGTCAGAGGTTATTTTCCCCGCTGCCAGACTTGATATTTTTGCGTTCGTAATGATCCCGTTCGCGATGTTCGCCGTCGAAGCGATGATTTCTTCGGTCCCGATCTGAACGGCGCGAATCGAATTTGCTGCGATTGCATCAGCCGTGACTGCGCCGGTCGCGATCTTTGTTGCCGTGACTGCGTCCGCTGCGAGTTCAGTCGCAGTGATCGCGCCTGCATTAATTTGCGTTGCAGTGATCGTATTCGAAACAAGTCGGTCGCCTGTGATCGTTCCCGCTGCGATGTCAGCTGCGACAATTGTTCCTGCTGCGATTTGCGTTGTCGTGATCGTTCCCGATATGATGTTCGACGCTGCGATCGTTCCTGCTGCGATTTTTGCGCCTGTGATCGTTCCCGCTGCGATGTCGCCTGCGACGATGGTTCCCGCTGCGATCTTCCCGGCGATGACTGCGCCTGCTGCAAGTTCCGTCGATCCGACTGCGCCTGTCGCGATTGCAGCCTGTTCGACTGCGTCCGCTGCAATCTGCGTTGCCGTGATCGCGTCCGCTGCAATCTGCGCAGTGTCAATTGCCCCGACAGCGATTGCAGCCTGTTCAACTGCGCCTGCTGCGATTGCAGTTGCTGTCACGGAGTCAGCGACAAGCTGAGCGCTGCCGACCGAATTTGAAGCCATTTTCGCAAGCGTGACAGCGTTTGCGGCAAGCTTCGCGGTCAGGACTTCGCCGTCGTCAAGGACCTTCTGCGCATCGACCCAAGTCGTTCCGTTCCAACGATAAATTCGATTGTTTTCCGTGTCATCGAAAACGACGTCGCCTTCGATCAGAATCGCGGTCGCGATTGCGTCCTTGTCATCGAACAGCGTGACCGTTCCGTCAGTCCTGACCGGGGTCGTCCATGATCCGACAAGCAGGTCGTCAAAGGTTTGTTCTGATTCCGATTGCCAGATAATCCCCGCAGCCGGTTTCGTGACCGACCAGCCCGCCGGGATTCCGTTTCCAGTGTTGCCAGTCGGGACGCCTGTCGAATCGGCTTTGTAAATTCTGACCGTTTTATTTCCCTTTGCCCCGTCTTCGACGATCCTGACCGGCGTCGACCAAGTTGTCGAACTATCGGTCGCCGTCGCGTCCGTGACGGACCAAGAACCAGTTGACGCATAAAGCGGATCGCTTCCGTCAACGAAAGCGCCTGACCAGCTTGCAGGCGGGGTCAGCGTAAGCGTTCCGAAGTTATAGCTTCCGCCCGTCGGAGTTGAAGGCGCAGAAGCCGATCGTCGATAAATTGTCGATACGTGAACGGATTTTCCGTCAGTTCCGTCAGTTCCGTCAGTTCCGTCAGTTCCGTCAGTTCCGTCCGTTCCGTCCGTTCCGTTTTCAAGAACTTTTTCAGGCGACGACCAAGTCGTCGAAGAATCAGTTCCGGTTTGACCGACAATTGAAAACGTCGCGATCGAAGAATAAAGCGGATCAGTTCCAGCCGGTAAAGACTGCGACCAGCTTGCAGGCGCGGTCAAAGTGTTCGTCGTAAAGTTATATGATCCGCCGGTCGGATTTCCCGGCGCAGAAGCCGATCGCAGGAAGACCGTTGCGACGTAAACGGAAATCCCGTCGTCGCCCGGCGTCCCGTCGGAGATTTCAAGCGTCGTCGCGCTGACTGAGGAACTGAATGCAGAATAATTCCCCTGCCGGTCCTGTTGGAGAACTTTGAAGTAAAGCGTCGTTGCGGATGAGTATCCTGATAACGAAAAAGCGTTTGCTGTTGCTACCCGATAAGAAGGTGATCCGAATCCGGAGTCGGTATCTATTGCTACCCGATAAAGGCTGAAGTCAGGAACTCGGTCATCGTCCCATGTCAGATAAACCCCTTCCGTGACAGCGGTGGCTACCAGATTGGTAGGAATAGGAGGTATCTGATCAGCCAATACGAGAGACTTTGAAGCTGACCAGCTGCCACCCTGGTAGTAGTTGTTCGTGTTCGTCTTGAAATACTTGGTAGCGAGACCTGCATTGTATGAGTTCCCCACGTACACCTGATCAAATTTCTCGTGATACCAGAGGACCAAGTCTTCCCGTTTAATCACGTATCCCCAGTTTGTGGCTGAGTGTCCGACTGTAGTAGATGCATAGCGTCCACGATAACTCGTGACATCGTAACGAGCACCCGCGATCAAAGCGACCGTCTCGATACTCATTATCTCACCATTCATAAACAACAGCAACTCATTGTTCTCAGCCTGAATAGCGTCCCGAGATTGCATCAGCGTAGTATAGTCTACGTTGGCAGTATCAAACTCGATTTCGAAAGTAGTCGGGCCTGCTTCGTTGGCGACCACTTCATTCAGAACAAATCTGGAGGCGAATGATTGTTGACCTTCCAGGTAAGCGGGTTCGCTCGTCCACGTATCACTGTCATTAAAAGTGATATCCCAGCTATTTATTGATTTGGTGTGCCGGTCAGCGAAAACGCCTACGTAGTTTTTCCGCTGACCGGTGAGACCATAGGGAAGGTTTACCAGATCCCAATACTCCAGAGGGTCAGGAGTCGGAAGAGTGAGGTCAGGAACCGGATCGGGTGCTGGCTGATATTCTCCAGGGAAAGTTCCACGCTCTTGGACAAACGAGATACTCCATACATTTCCTTTTGGCTTAACCTCCGTAATCCGGCAGAGCGTGTTTAAAGAGTAGGGTGCATAGTTCAGTTCGAAGATATGACCGGCAAGAAATGGTTTACCTCTGCGAGCAGTCTCGACATTGACGTTATCCGGATTGATCGCTGAGTCCCGCTTTACGTCTATGGTTCCCGAGTAGAGCGGAGTTTCCTTTGCTGCTATGTATCGCTCGCCAAACGACTGCGCCTGTTTGCTCCACCAGTACCAATCGCGGGTAACGGAGTCGGTTCTGGTTTCGCCCATCACAGTTTTGTTGTGCAGAGAAGAAACTGTCAGGGAGGTTTTACGAGACCCCTTTTCAATGTTGATATAATCGACAGCGACGGTGGATACCGTGTCTTCCCAGACAGGCATATTGATGTCAGGCTTCCCGACGAGATCCGCTTGATAGATGGTCTTGAATTGGGATGGACTCGCTATCGTGACAGCTTCGTGCGGAAACCAATCCATGTTTAGCTTTCCGTCTCTCAGGGATACGAAACCATCAATGTATGAAAGGATGTCCTTGATCCAGTCTTTTGCTTTTTTGGACTTGGTAAACTGAGGACTCAGGTGGCCTCGCTGAGCTTCTCCGTAAGCTGCATTTGACTCTGTCTCAACGCGGGTATACTTGGTCACCATGTCGTCCATATCGAACGCGACGTCTTGATCTATCCCCAGCCCGGCACGAGGGTGGGTGACAAGGCGATGCAGGACTCCTATGGGATTACAACCCTCGGCAAAAGCGCTCGAACCGTAAGTAGTTGCCGAGTGAGTGAACTCACAAAGCGTCCGAAACTGTATAGTCACATTAGGAACCCGAGCAGAGTTCTCGCCCATGTAGAGATTCTGAAACACAACGTAAGCCTGCCCTTTGTAGGCTGGGTGAGTCTGACCTGCATGAAAACCGTTTAGCGTACTAGACGCCAATTGCGTCTCAGTCCCATAGTAAAGGGTCATTGTTGTCTGGACATCAGTGAATCCCCCATCGGTATCAAATGTAAATACCTTTGAGTTGTCGGAGCCATTCCAATACGAGTTCAGGTTTGTAACAACCTCACCATTGATTGATATCTCACCGATCCACTCGATTGTTCCGTGGTTCAGGAGTCCAGCAATGTTACCATGGTAGTGTGTATGAGCCTCTCCGGTTTTAGTCGCCTTCGGGTCTGTATTCTTACAAAGCCACTTCAGCCCGAGGTTTCCATTTCCACGCACATCGGGCAGCGGTTTTGCTTCCTGGTAACTGGAAAGTCTGTCCGACTCCGGTTGCGAGAAGTCGGTAGGTATATCAGCTTTTGGCGCAAGAAAACTCATTTATAAATACGGTAGATTCCGGTCCCGAGAAATTGTTTAACGTCTTCAAGCGAGGTGATCATTACCCCTTTTTTACGGTGGCAATGGATCAGGTGATCCTCGTCGATCATCTGGCAAAGGTGGTGCTCACACTTCTTTATCTTCAGCGCGAGCAGGTCGCCGGTCATCAGTCCATCCTCGAGATCGATGCGTTTGATATGGTCCCTCACTTGAGGCGAGCGAAACCAATCGCCGAGCAAAGACATCTCATTATGCTCATGCCAGTGCATGGGGATTTTACTGGGCATATAGACGTCGCCTTCCTCTATCATTCCAATCTCGACCGACATCGCATAGATCAGTCCGACACAATTCACCCCACCGTTTGGTCCCTTAACCATACCATTGGCGTGGAAGGGAGTCCCGACCCAAGAATCCGCAGATGCCTTGAGCCGAGACTTTGCTGATGATACACAGAAATATGGCTTACTTTCCGACACTTGGAGTCTCTCCCTGAACGGCATCGAGTTTCTCGGGGACAAATGGATGACCCCCGAAGTTTGCGTAATTGCTCCACTGATCCAAGCACTGCCATTTGGATCCACCGCAGCCAGGGTAAGCTGTGACGTTGCCATCAGAGGCATCCAGTTTCACAGAGTCAACGGGACGGTTGAGCGTAAAAATTCTATCAGTTCCGGCGCTACCAGCTTCAGTCTTTCGGATCAGTCGGATCTGGTAATTATCTCCGGATCCGACCTCGATGTATCCACCGGCAAATCTATCGCCCGGGTTACCGTCAGGATCGTTTGCTGCAGTCAAGGTGCCACTCAGACCATTGACCTCGAGCTTGTAGTCGTTCGCACTCAGGTCGGAGCTTGTGGACGTTCCTGTGGATCCGAGTGCTGCGACATTAACACCACAGTTCGCATCGCCAAATACATAATTGCATTTCGCTTGGATCGCGAACCCAGGTAGGCGCTTTTCGAATAACCCTCCGAATGCGGCGAATTTAGCCGTAAGGCTTCTACCTTTACCGCTCAGGCTCTTCAAGCTGCCCACAAACACTGTCGAGAATGTGGATGGGGTCGATGGGTCTCCCTCAAGTATAGTGAGCGTCACTAGGCGCTCAAGCCCTCCCTCGACAAATTCTAATAGCGGATTATCTGCTTCGTGAGCATAAGCGATGACTGCCTCCTCATTAAAGAGCCTGGTCCCCATAGTCATGCTCTGCATGGTCATCTTGTAGGGACTGTAGGAGTTCGATGAGATCGTCACTGCCTGCTCCCAATCAATCAGTCGGATGTTCGACTTCCCGGGAACCCCAAAGGCGAAATCAAAGGCGTAGCATCGGGGAGAGGAAACTTCATCGTCTGGGTTTGCCAACTCCCACGGCAACTGAATAAAGCTCAGATTAGTGGATGCGTTGTCCCGCCCTTTGAAATCGAGTTTCAGTTTCTCGCCCTTGAACCGTACCTTGAATGCGTCTGGCGTTTCAGCTGTCGCGGTCGAGGGCTGGAAGAATGCCGAACAGGTAAAGGAGTTTAGGCGCCCTTTCTTATCTGCCCAGAAATTAAGTAGGTAAGCGGTCTCAGTTAATCCCAGAGTGAGGAAGCTTCCAGACTGCTCGTATTTGAAAGAGTCCTCCTGATTCTCGAGCAGGCGCTCTCTGCCCTGACCGAAGTCCTTATGTTCGATCGGTGTTACATACTTCTGCTGAGTCCCGACTCTATTTGGTTCCAGAGTAAAGGTGCCATCGACAGCTGCCGATACGATACTAACCCGGTGAGACCATGGTGAGTCCTCAAAAAAATTGATGGTTTGCTTGCCAACCTCGTCGGTAATTCCCCTGACATCGATGTCACCCAGATACCCGAACATGAGCGGCGCGACGTTGTCATAAGTATTCGCATCGACAGCGTAACTTCCTGCACCATCCCAAGATACATAGTGCTGACCGGAGAATAAAAAGTCGTCGGTGATATCGTCGCGTGTATCCGGAAAGATTGGCATCGCGATGCGCTTTGTTCCCACTGTCGCAGCGAGGGTCTGGATGTCTTCAAGATCGGATTGAGTCCAATCGGGAGTAAACGACATCTTGTAGCGAGGGTGTAATGACTCGGGCTGTCTGGCTTCCTTGCCAGTTTCACCCATTGATGCATCGACATCGATGTTCAACTCCAGACTAACCGGCTCGATCCAATCAGGTTCGACTAAAAATAGTTCGACATCGATGCCGCCGATTGTGGTTGATACTATCATTAGATCAACCTTCCTTTATTGAGTTCCATGATATCTACGATCTTGGCTTCGCCCTCTGAACTTTCGAAATAGCGTTCAGCGGATTTCCGAGAATCAACTACGATCATGTTCACCCCAGCTGTCCCAGTGTTGCCACTACGGATGGAATCTACTTGAGCTTGAAACCCAGCAGGACCACCGGCTTTCCTGACCGCATCGGCAGGCATTACAAATTCACCCGCATGCACGAGTCCTTTTACATCAAACTTGGATCCATCTCCCGTGTATCCGCCTTCAGCGAAAAATCCCCCCGCGCCACTTCCCTTAGCAAGAGCCGTTGAAGTAGCGGTTCCGGAAATTTGAGCAATCGTAAATGCTGCGCCTCCCGCTTCTGCTGCACCACCAAGTGTTGCAATCGATGCCGCGACCGCTGCGGGTGCCCACGCTGCCGCAAGTGCGGACGCTTGTATTCCGGCTGCACCTACTGCGGTCGCTCCGAATACTTTACTAAGCGTTGCCATGGTGATCTGTGTCGTGATCCACTGAGCGAGCATTTTGGCAAATGAAGATACGATAGAGTTCGCCACTTCAAGGCCAACATTCTCAAGTGCGCCTTGCCAGTCCATGGTTCCTTTGATTAATCCCTCGATAGACTCCTGAAGTCCTCCGGTGAAAGATTCTTGGATACTCATAATGTTGTCATGGATCTGGTCCGCAACAGTACCGACCTGGGTCTGGTAATCCATCAGAGCCGCTGCTGCCGCGCCGTAGTAATCCTGAAAATGCTGAGTAGCATCGCCGAGGTCGTTAAACTCATTAATACTCTGTTGGACGCGAGTCGGATCTTCAGCACTCACTCCCACGGTATTCTGTTCCTGGGAATATCCCTGTATCCGTTTCTGTGCTGCTTCGATTGCCGTGGGATCATCTACGGTAGAACCATACACTGTCCAAAGATCGATCAGCTTCTGGAGTTCCGCTTTCTCTTGAACAACCAAATCTCTAATGATCTCCCTGGAAGTTGCCGTTTCGCCATTCTTCTCAGCTAAATCTTTCTCATATCTGATCTGGTCAATTTTGCGCTCAATTATTGACGCAGTAAGGTTGACTTGCTCTTTGGCTGCTGTTTTTTCATCCTTCGCCCGTTGCTCAGCCAGTTGCTTTAATTCAAGTTCAATATTAACCCTGTCAACAACCTGCTTAGCGCGAAAGACCTCTAAAACTTTATCTCCTTTTTCTGGATCTCTGAATCTGGAAACCTCTTTCACTTTTTGAGCATCCAAGTCTTTCAAGACCTGAAGTTCGTCCTTAAGATACTGAACCCTTTCCTCTTGTGTTTGGTTCGCTTTCCTTAATTGGGCCAACTTGGTATCCCGCTGCTTGAATATTAAGTGCTCAGATCTTATGGCATCATCGTATTGCTCAGTGCTAGTTTTAACCAGGTCAGCCTCCCTCTTTGCCGCAGCGATAACTAGCGCATTCTTTACCCGTTCCCTTCGAGCGGTCTCAGTGTTGGCTAATTTTTGTGTTAGCTTAGCCCGTGCAATCCCATCTTCGTAGGCTTTTATTTGAGCAAGGGTGATGAAAAGCTTTTCACTGATAGCAAGCGACTCAGCTGACGCTCTTGTAGCCCCCAATAATGTTCCGTCGCCACTGGTTATGGCTTTCTCCTTCGCCTCTTCTTGTTGTTTCTGAACGAGCCGTAGAATACCTAACTGTTTCTCTGCGGAAGCTATCGCCTCATCAGATGCATTTATATTAGTTATGATATTGCTGGATGTACTCTTTTTAATCGCAGTATTAATCCTATCAAACTCAGAAATGATCTTATTAGCAGCGACCTCCGTTGCGGATGGTAGGGCACCGAGGGCAACTAATATCGCTTCCATCGTATCAGCGATACCCTGAAAAATATCTGATGTGAATTCGCCCGAAAGTACACGGAATGTGTCCCTCATGGTAGCAGTCAAACCATTGAAGGTCCGCGACTGGAGTTCCATCGCCCCAGCCGACTTTGAGAACGTGTCATTCAAGATCGCCCACACCTCATCTATCGAGTGAGCCTCCTTGGCTAGAAACTGGAGTTCCTTTGCTGTTTTACCAGAAATAAGACCAAGCTCAATCAAGCGCAATGTTGATTCCCCTACAGCGGTTCCAGACTCAAGTCCAGCTGCCAGACGCCCCATCCACATAGCTGTCTCACGAAACCCGCGTCCCACGGACGAAGCAGCATCACCCACTAATCGCATACCAGCTTCAGTGGACAACATTCCGTCCGACAAAACCTCCAGGACTTTATTAGCTTGAATGATCTCTGGAAGTTCGAATGGAGTAAAAGCAGCAAAATTCACTAACTGCCCGATTCTTTCTTCAGCTTGATCAACCGAACCAAGTAACGTACGGAACGCAACTGTCTGCTGTTCGACGGTAGCGTTGAATGCAACCCCACCGGCAACAAAATTTTTCATCGCGTTGACAGTGCTAGCTATCGCGTTAGCCACTCCTAGGCCACCCGCTATCCCTAATCCCTGTAGCAGCCCCTGACCTACCTTAGAACTAAAATCCGAAGTGTCCTTAAGGCTACTCTTAAGATCCGTGGTAGCTTTTTGAGCCTTCTGGATCCCCTGAATGTCCGATTGGATCTTGAGCAATACGTCGATCTGGCTATTAGGCATCTAAGTCTCTTTCTTTTGACTTGAACCACCTTACGGCGGAGGGTTTATTTTTCTCGCTCGCCAACGGACCAGCGACAGATGCATACGCCCCACTAGAGCGGATATCCTGTAATGCGTTCTTCCTTACAATAGCTGCGAGAATTTGTTTCACTTGAGGAACTGTGAAATCTGCGACGGTTTCCCAGTGAAAGCCCGTGGCAAGGACGATGTCGGCGCAGACTCTGTCCCAGTACTGTCCAGATGTGAGGATTCTGCCGCGTCCCTTATCGAGTTTAGTTTTTGGTTTATCGCGGCGATGCGCTTTGCCCACGCCGCGATCCTGGGGTCCATCTGCTCGCCGACCTTATCGAGTAGTGCATAAATGGAATCATCAGTAAAGCGGTCAGCCCATTCGAGTTCTTCGCCAACTAGATATGCAACCTGGGCAGGAAAATTCCCACTCAGTTTCATATATTCCTCTATGTTCCTCAAGGGAGGGAGCTTGTAAGAATGTTCTTCTTCAACTCCCTCCCATGTTGTCAGAGAGAACTTGTAATCATTCTGTGTATCATTCATACGACTACAAGTTATACGGTTGCGCCATTAAAGGTGAGTGTGAATGTGCCATTGATTGTGACCATGATGGCAAACTCGGAGAATGAATCATTCTGGAAGCTCGTTTCGCCATCTGGAGAACAAGTGCAGCTAAATTCGTTTGTGAGAATCGACACTGTATTGGATGCATCATCGGGATCACCTACCCACAAACGACCCACGCCTGCGCGATAGGGATTGTTGTAGTAATTGAGAAGCTCGGTGGATGCTTCGTCTGTCGTTAGACGCATTGTCCAGCTGATACCGGTTACGACTGTGCGGTCGGTTTCGATCAGGCCGGATGTTGTGTTAACTTTTTTACGTTCGAGTTTTTCGACGTTGGGAGTAAGCCCTGCTACGTTAACGAGAATGTTTTCCTGAGACCCACCAGATTCTTCGAAGCCGAAGTAAATAGTTTGTCCCACGATAGACTCCGCTGGAGTAGCTGTTTCGCTGGGTAATGTGATTGGAACTGCCATGGTGTGTTTTGGTTTAAGGTTTAGGAAGTCGTCCTAAGACTATGTTAAATGGTTGATTTGTTCTTTAAGTTAATGAGACGCATATTGATTCCTCCTACGTCTCCAATGTTTGAATACGGATCGTCTCCAGGTTCAAAAGGATCGGATAGGGGAAATCCACATAAGCACGAGAGAACTTCTCTCACGACAAGCCCGGGATCTTTATTGAGTCCACCTGCTGCCAGGTTCACCTTGCGATTCTCCTCGATAGTAATAGGGAGGTCTACACTCAGCATGAGTCTGCCTCGCCGGGATACTACATCCAGTGGAGTGCCTCCGGTATCCTGCCAGATGATAATAACCAGCCCATCCGATTCCAGTGCGGCTTCTCTCGCAGGGGTCTGAGGCCATGTGCCATCGTCAGCAATGACAGTGATCCCATCCAACGGAGCATGCGCCTCGATGAGTGTCTTTGCAGTAGACTGTAAGTCCTCGATGTTCATTTTGAAAACGTAGATAACTTTCTTCCGGTAGATCTGCTAACAGCGTTTAACCGGCGCATCATATCGCGCTCGTTTGCGTGTTTAATACTTTCGTAGATATGGGGAACCCTAGAACCGATAGCCTGCGTCATTCTTGCTTCAGCCGAATGCTCACCCGTGTCACGAGCACTCCACGGAGACTTGTTTCTCATCAAAATATAAGGACTGGCAGTTATCGCGTTGGTTGAATTATCCCATACGCGACCGCGACCTCGGTGCCTTCCATACCACTGGGGGACTCTGCGACCAAATTTCTCAGCTGCTCGCGCCCAACCACCCTTAGCCATTCCAACATTATCCACACGTTTCTTGGTGTAAGCCCTCACCGCTTTGTGGTCAGTCGTTACATATTCCCATCTTTTCTTTTCTCGAATAACACCTCGGTTATCTCGATTCTTGTGGTGCATCGCGGGGATCATTGGCCCAACCGCTGCGTTTTTTAAGGGACCAGATTTGAAGCCTTGGAAAATCCTTTCGAGCGCACGGTCGTTCTTTGCTGTATGGCGAGTAGATAAACGGACGATTTCCTTCATCAAAGCGAAGCCACCGATAGGCCGAATACTTTTTGCCTTCTTACGTTTCCAGAACCAAGGTAGGTATCCTAGCCCATACCAAACATCATCGTGAGTCTTCTTCTGACCCTCTTCCTTGGTCTTAGGTGGAGTCCAATCTATCAACCTCTCGGCAAGCAATCCCATCTGAGTTTTCAGAGCTTTGGGCAGCGAAACGCCTCGAGCGTTAGCGTATGTGCTAAGCGCCTGGGAGAATCCGTCTAGTTCACTGAGGTTGGTTTCTGGCATCAATAGACCTTACATCTAAAAGTATAAAATAGGGGATCTTGTCTGCTGTTCTTTATCCTGAAATTCAGGCTTTCTGCGGTGATCTCAAATGATGTGCCTTTCTGGTTTGATCCAGCAGGCCAATCTGATTTTAAAACCCTGACGATTGCGTCCTGCCCTTCGTCTTGTTCTAAGGTGCGTTCTGCGTTTTCAGGCTCTATGAATTGCGCCAGCCCCTGAACCGACTCGGTCGCTACGAGAAAGGTTTTGCCTCCCCGTAGGACCAAGTCGTTGAAAGCGTCTAATGAAGCTTGTTCAAGGTCGGTCACTTTACGATTATATCGTTAGAGAAATCGTGATGGAGTCGCCTGTGTTATCACCAGCTGACGATGAAACGGCAGCAGTAGCGCGAACATAGCGACGGACATTATCAGGAAAACGATAGCGTTGCTGGATAGCTGCTGCCGTGCCGGGAGTTTCGGTGCCGGTAGCAACCGTTGTTCCCAATCCAGCTACAGCGGCAAAGGAGCTGTTGTCTGCTGAGTCTTCGATGGTTACTGTGACAGTCTCGGTGTCAACGAGAGCGGAGAGGACAGGGATGTCCAATACCAACTCGATGTTCTCGGTCAAAGCGGATCCAGAGGAAACGTTAAGATCGATTGAGCCTGTGCTGCTAGATGCTCCAGCAGCGGCGAGTGCGACGGTCTTGATAAGATCTGCGTCTTTAATATTTCTGGCCATGATGGTAAGTCTTACTAAGATTAAGATTCGATTGCGTCAGTGTTGACGATGCTGTCAGAGACAACGATAGTCACACCTGTGGATTCTTCCACTGCGGCTTTCGCTTCAGCAGGAGTAACAGTTTTGCCACTAAGAGAAGTTCCCTTCAACGTGATGGCAGCAGTCATGCTCTTGCGGAGCTGAGTCATGGAACGCTTGCTCATAAAAATATGAGAAGGCTGCTTGGCTGCCGGGAACATTTCGAGCCAATCGATGATCAGATCTTCTGTCAGTCCCTTGCCTGAGTCGGCTGTCAGATTACAGATCCGACCTGCGCTCCACTTGGAAGCCATTTGCAGACCAATCCATCCACCGAGGTCATTTACATAACCGGTGTATTTCTTGGTAGAGTCGGCTGAGTCAGTCAACTGCTGTGTGCGCCATTCGCCGAGCGTCAACGTCGTGTTGTTGCCCATGATCATGGTTGTGTCCTGCTCGCCGAAACGAACTCCGAATACAGAGGATGCAGTGCCAGCAGTTGTGCCGCCTGCGTCCTTAGTATACTCACCACCAAAAGCGGTGAAGTTCTTTAGACCTTGGAAACCCTTGGTATCGTTTGCCGCGCCGTAATACAGCTGGCTTACAATGTGCAAGAGAGTAGACTTCGCAATACCGGAAGCCTCGAGACCCAGCATGTGAGCAACTCCGCGTTCGTCGGCATCGATAACTTTCTTGTCACCTTCGATCTGTCCGTCGAGGATAAAGCACTCGGCGATACCGTTTTCGAACTCAGATTTCCCGGGAGACACACCCTCGTTAGCGTTACGGAAAGCAACACCAGGTAGGGAAGTCCTCATGGACGTTTTATAACTCGTACCATTAATGGTGCGAACGGGGAAGATCTCGATCTCTGGAGTCTCCGTGATTACTTCTTCGATCAACCCGACGACATCGTCGGAACCGTTGAGTTTTGCTACATCAAGTAGATTTAAGTGAGCCATGATTATAGTGCTTTCGCTTTAAGGTTTTCGCTGATAGCCGCAGTCAAACGAGCGAGACCAACTAGCTCGGGTGCTTTAACTACTTCTTTCTTTAGAGGAGGATGACCTCCGGGTGCAGGTGCTTCGAATGCAGCAAGGACCGCTTCTCCGTCGTCAGCTGCACTTAAACATGCGGCTAATACGGCAGGACGATTTTCTTCCTTGATGTTCTTGGCTTCGATCTTCGCGTTGATCTTCTCTTCGCGTACGGTTTCGAGTTTGGCAGAAAGGGTCGTGACCTCGGCTACGGAAGCTTCGAGTTCAGTTACCTTTGCATCGCGCTCTGCGAGAACTTCGTCGTAGGAAGCCTGAAGTGTTGCATTGGCCTCTTTGGCTTCTGCTAGCTTAACTTCCAACGCATCATGTTTCGCTTGAATTTCTTCAATGGTCATTTTGGTGCTTGGTTCGGTTTTTGTGCTAGCAGCTGCTAGCTGTTTGATATTTTGAAATGCCGGAGTATTTACCAAAGAGCCGATTGCTCCATGGATCGGTAATCCAGTGATCTTGCCGGTCTCGGTGTCGATCATCACTTCAGGTGAAAAATATGAATAATTTTTGCCTTGCACGGCATCGATTCCGCTGGATGTCCACTCCACTTCTAGTCGGATGCCATCGTCCCAGTAGAAACGATTTGGGATAGCTGCTGCGCCTTTTCCTTCGTGATCGAAGTCAATGTATGGTCGGGATACATCTCCCGCTTCAGCGGCTTTCAGCCAACTCTGTAGATCGTCATCAAGTTCCTGAGCTGCTGCCTCATCCACGGTCACGGTTACCACCGCAGCGGATCCGTCCTTCTTTGCGTGGATGGTGTGTGTCCCTGGAGGTGCGTATTCTAAAGACTTCTTTTCAGAGATTCTTTCCTGGGCGCATTTGATTATAAAGGCTTCTTTTGACATTATCGTTTGGATGGTTTTATAAACTTCCGTTTGGATTTATCAGGTTGCAGTTTCGGTTCGGTCGGGGGCGTCTCGGTGGGTTTCTCCACCTGCGCGTTTGCCGACAACTCGTTGGGGTCAAGCAGACAGATTTCCCCGCGCTCAACTTTAAATTCTTTAGCGAGCGCACTGATCTCAGCTGCCTCAACTGCTTGCTGTCGGGTCTCCGCTTTCCAGTCCATACCCCAGCGCGAGAAGTATTCTCTTCGGGTTAGTAGGCCGAGCTTCACATCTTCCCGATCTGAATCAGCTTCACGACCGGCGTCGACCGTGAGTTTAGCTGGAGTTTGCCATTCGGTCTCGCGCCAGTCTGCCGGTGCTCCCCGTAATGCCCCAGACTTAATGTCTTCCAGTATCACGTATTCCCATACTTGCTGGAGTCCGGTAGCGAGGTTACGCTGCCAGTTCTCGATCACACGTTGAGCGGTAGCCACATCGCGACGAGTATCTGCGCCTCCTACCTTGTTTCCTTTTAGAAGCGAAGGTGGGAGACCTGGTCCCATGCAGATCAGATCTGTCAGGAAGTCCATAAAGCCCATCCATGCGGGTGAAGGTCTGCCGGATACATAAGGATCGAACTCATCGCCCTTACGCATCACCTTCGCTTCAGGTGAGAAAATAGTTCTGTAGTAATTAGTAATCTCGGGGATGCTGTTGGCCACATCCGCATCCTGCATACTTTCGCCAATATAGTCATCGGTCGGTAGTTCTCCATCAGCCGTCTTGATAATATCGGTCTTGGAGGATCCATCCTTCACGGAGGCTTTCTCCAGCGCGAGAATGTCATCCACATCGTGACTCACGTTGATTACGGAAGCCAGTATAGATACGCCACGTTTTTGACCGGCTCTCTCTGGAAGCCAGTAGTGAACCATATCGCTGGCAGGAACGTAACTGTCTTCGCGCCAGATATAGTTTAAAGGTCGGGCATAGGCATCGAGTTCAATACCATCAGGGTTGCTGTTGTGTGTGTTTTTGGATACGATGTCATGGGACTCAATCAATTGCATCCTGGGGCGACCGGAAGGTCCGTAAGTGTTCAGGCTAAAGATATCGCCATCAACCAGCATTGCCCTGAAAATGACGGCTTGTAATGCCTCGAAAGGAAGCCGCGATTCGATGTCAGCATTTTTGCTCCAGCCCTTAAACGCCTTCAATGCCTTCTCGTTCCACACGGGATCTGAAGACATGGGTATGGGTGTAAGTCCTGTGCCGACAGTGAATGTTACTAGCCGTTCGATGAGTCCTCGGACCATCGGGGAATTCTTGTAAAGGTATCGAGCCTTTCGCAGGATCTCGCGCCGGGTTACCTTACTAAGGTCTTGTCGGGCATTCTGGATGGGCTGGTCGAGCGTGGACCGGTTATTATTGGACTTGGATGCCTCGTATCCTGAGGATCCTACATCAGACGCTCGCCATATAAAGTTCCAGATCTCTTTTAATGGCTTCATTTCTTGATGGTGGTAAACTTTGAAGATACGTGCCGGATCGCCTTAATCTCAGCGAGCGCCAGCGTCACAGTTGCGTAGGATACGTAGTCCCGCGCTCTGGCGATGTTTTCGAGTAGCGACTCTGGGTTCCATCCGTAGAAAAGCTCATAGGAAGCAGTGGTGCCATTTGTGGATGAACTGGATAGTGTCTTTCCACTCTCCCATGTTGCTAAGGCTACATCGGCCAAACCATCCAGGTATACATCACGGTCTACACTGGCAGCTTGCGCTGCACGGTATACTTTACGGATGAACTCTTTGAATACGCTGGTAGGAACTGACACTCCCCATATTAAGTATTATTAAGATGGAAAGCACAATATGTAGTATCCTTCAGTCTCCTTTAGTTTCCTTTAATGGTTTCGGAACCTTCAATAAAAACGATCTAGCCTCCGATAGGGTCGCTCTCCCTCCGGTCATCACAAAACCCTTCCTTCTCATCGCCCAAACGTAACTCTCTGACCGTCCTAACTCACAGGCGATTTCGCACACACTTAACAATCTCTCACTCATTTAATTTCTTTCGTCTTTAGGATTCCTACTTTCATTGCAACTGCGAGCGCCATACACTCACAGTCCAAAAGGTGATTGGGCCAATGCCTTGATCGCTTAACCCACATGTGCTTAATTTTCCCCGTTCTGGGGTTGAAGACTTTGTCTTTAAATTCCCCGTCGAGGTGTCTCCAGTATTCATCTGTCGCGAGGTTCTCCAGTATCTCCCAGCGAACCGGACTCGTATCCGAATTTCTAAGACGGTGCAGAATATCCTTGATCGATGGATTAGACCACCTGAGTTCTGCGATCTTCTTTTTCCCCTGATTCTTGGTACCGATATACGGATCGAATATCCTCACACGGTAGGGGAGTTCAAATGACTTTTTGTTCTCCTTATCGTGGGTCACCCACGATTCTGCGTCGTCTCCACGTATTGCAAACCAACCAAAGCGAGCACACTCTTGGTAGACAGTGGTCGCCTCGTATCCGGAATCCACACAGGTGAGATCGGGGTTTACCTGATGCTCGGCCCGAATCGTCTCAAGATCATCTTCAGTGTCGCACTTCCCCCAGGCTACCAATCGTGAGTGACCCCCGGGTATAAACTCTCTGACAATCCACCACAGGTGATCGATCTGCTTATCTGCTGTCAGGATCCGGTAAGTCTTCACGAGTGGAGTTAGTTCTGTGATGACAGCTTCCTTGCGGCCGTTATCGCCTCCTTCGAACTGTGCCATGTCCGGTTCGGCCAGAGTTCCGTTGATGAATCCCTTTAGCCCCTCGAGGCTTTCCATCGACTTGAGAAATTCTACTGCCAACCTGCCCCAGGATGACTTGCGCCACGGGGCATAGGAAGACGGCAAGTGTCGGGAAACCTGTCGGGGATCCGCGTAGGGATTCGTCTGGCGCCAGACTCCATTCCTAAGCATCTTCGTTTTGCTACGATCCCAGATCTTCCCCTTGCAGTGAGGGCATTCGTAGTGCGCCGATTTCTCGACCTTGTCATAATCCCAACCATTCGGGCCACGAGCTTTTTGATCCCACTTGAGCGCCGCCTCACACCCCAGTTTAGGCATGGCACTTTTAGATGGGTTCAATGATAAGACAATCTCTCCATCGCATTCGGGGCATGGCAGAAAATACCTGTGCATGGTTCCCTCTAGAAAATTCCTCCAAATTGCACCCTCCGGAGTTGATGGCGTCGAAGTTTTTAAAATTTTAGGACTCGAGAAAGTTTTAGTTCTCATCTCAGCGAGTTCCAGCGCATTCGCCTCCTTGTCACTGGACTCGGCGAATTTATCTGTCTCATCCATGATCAGGATTCCTACCGGTCGCGATGCCAAATTGGCCGGAGAATTGGAACCAATGAGGGCAAAAACCGAGCCGATGAATTCCATACTCATCCGCTTCCACTTGTGCCGGTCATGGTGCTTGAGTTCCATGAGCGGTTCACAGTCCATAAAAAGAGGCTGGAGTCGCGTCTCTGAAAATGATCCCGCCAAATCCTTATTGGGCATCACCCACATAGCTGGTTGCGGCTTATTTACCAGAGACCAAGCGAGACCTGCCATCATGGTCATGGTCTTTGCCGTCTGAGCACCAAAGCAAAGTGTCTCTGATTCAATCGACGGGTTTTTAAAGTCCTCTAATACATCCCGAACATAGGGCGTTAGCCTGGTGGAATACTGACCCGGCGTATCGGTCTGGATCGTGCCGAGCTGAAGGTTCGCCTCGCACCACTCAGTGACTGATGTCTTTGGTGGTCTTCGGAAAAGTTTCGCGACTCCGTTTAGAAGCGCTTCCTTTACTTCTTCGTGCATGCCTTTTGGATCTCGTCGCAAAGTTTGCCAGTGTATTCATCCAGAACCTCAAACGATAACTCGTGGTCGGCAGGGTTGCACGGAACCGCAAGTCTTGACGGGATGTCCTTGACCATTTTCGCAAGCGTCTTAAATCGGCCAACTACCAGATCGAAAGCTTCGTCCAAACTTACAAGCTCTCGCTCGAGTTGTTTGTTCTCGAAAGATTTCCGGATAGCATCCTCCTCAAGATTCTTGAGCTTTGCAGCGTCCAGTGCAGCCCCTATTCCGGACACTTTAGATAACGCCTCGTGAGCCTGTAGGATAGTGTGCTTGATACCCTTTCCAGTCTTAATATTGGAAGCTTTGAAGCGTCTCGCCAGCACTTGTGGCGAGACGCCAAATTCTTTCGCTAATTCTCTGTCAGAGAGTTGAACCACTAGAGCACAAGTTGTTCGGCGATCTTGGAGTTGTATTGATACTGATCAGCGCCGCCTACAACCGCACCTGGAACATCAGGAACCAGTTGGTCTTTTACGCTTTCCAACAGGATCTGATTCAACTCTTCATTACCAATCTGGAGTGCAATATCTGAAAACAGCATTTTCAATTCGTTACCGATCTCTTTCGGGTCTTCATTGGATGCAAAGATGTTATTGATCCCACTGGAGAGGACTCCGGTGAAGGGAGCGAGTTCGCTCACACCAGCTGTCGCATGAGATACTCCGATCAAGACAGCGACCTTAGCGGCATTCGTTAGGAATGTTTTCGCGTTAGGATCCATTGTAACCTCTCCATCCACTCCTCTGACACATCCACTGGGAAGTGCCACGCAAGCGACCATGAGCGGTATCAGGAGCATCGGCACAATAGCGGTGGGGATTGATTTCTTTTTACGTTTCTCCAGAACCGACCAAACGATCCCGACTACGGTGACCAGAGCGCCGACCAAGGTATCCAGTTGAGGTTCAGCTATGTCTCCGGATGCTACTACGAAGCCACCGGCGAATGTGAGAATATGGCGAATTAAGCCGATAATTGCATTCATGTTTTCTGTGGGTTATGTATTAAGTCTTAATAAGACTACGGTAAAAATCAGTCGCGCCGGGAGTTTTCTAAGAATCTAACTCGCAATTCGTGGTCGTTCACTTTTTCTACAATTGGAATGAAATCGCGTTCAGCCATTTCCAGTGTATAGCGAGTTCCCTGCGCTGCATTAAATTCCAATACCGCCAATCGCCCTTCGGTCTCTTTGGCAAAATCGATGAACGACTTCATCCCCCAGCCAAACATCGGGACGATTATAACGAGGCACAATGTACCAATTAGAGTCGCTAGCAGTTTTATATTCTCCTTGTTGTCACTCATCGATGGTTCTTCACGCATACTTAACCCCATACTAAAGCTGCGCTCTGCGCCTCCGTTTTCGATAAGGTAGTTAATTGACCGGTCTGCGGTTCTATGAATTTAACCTCTGAGTCCGGCGACAGGAACCAAACGATGGCATGGAAGCCGGTTTGAATATCTCTGTAGCTGACAAATCCGACAGCGATACCTTCAGCGGTGCTGTCGCTTGTAACAGCGAAATTCTTTTTAATGAGATTAACAAAATCAATAGCGAAGTCGTCACAATCCCACTTCGGCCCAAAAGAAAGTCCCTTGCGGTTATTCTTTTTGATCAGCCTTTGAGCGGCGGCGATTAAGTAGTCCTCGTTTGGAAATGTGTAAGATCGGTCGTTTACATGCACAACGTCTCCAAAAGTTTCCGTAAGAATCTCCTGAAGTGTCCTGTAACCGATTGGCAATACCCGATCCACTCAAGGTATAATACCTTAAGTATAATGGCTTGTCTATGTCGATATGGCGTAAATATGTCGATATGGCGTAAATATGTCGATATGTCTTAAAGTTTTTTCGTGGGGTGGTAGATTTCGAAATATGCCACCCCATCACTTTGGGTTGCTCTCCCTCGATAAAATTGCTCCATCGTCCGAAGATTCGTATGCGCCATCAAGGAAGCTGTCAGGCCAGGATTCTTGAAGGCTGCGTAGTGATAGGTGCAGGCTGAATGACGCAGGACGTTCTTTGGGTGCTTCACCCCTGATCGGATGAACATCTTACGCTTCTCCTCTTGGTATCTGCGCTCGGACATTGTCCAGCACTCCTTAGGTGCGTAATGCATCCACCCCCACAAATTATCCGGATGCCCGTCCACGTAGGTCCGTCGCGAGGTCTTCAACTGGGCGGCAGGCAATGTTATCCCGCGCTCCTCCCAATTGATGTCCCCGGGGCGCAATCGTTTCGCTGACGAGTATCTGAGCAGACCGAATGCCTCGAGAGCCAATCGACCGATTGCGTGTGAGCCTACATTCGCTTCAAATAGCTTACGGCAATCCTCCACGCTGATAATCTCGATGTCGGAGACTACGGTTTCGTCCTTTACTATTTTCGCCGGATTCTTTCTACAGTATCCCCTGTCGGCCGCCCAGTTGTAGAGTGACCTGATGGACTTCCTGTGGTTTTTCCTGGTAACCGGCGAGTAGGGCAGTGACCGTAGCCACCTTGACAGCTCCATGGGGGTCACAGTGTCCATTCGGTGCGTCCCAAACGATTTTACAAATCTTGATAGATGATTCTTGTACTGAGTCTTCATATCGTCAGATATACCCATCGCCCACTTCTCTTCTTTAAATTGTTCGATGAGATTTTCCACGATCTCTCCTCCATCGCCCTGTCCATACATCGCCCAGCAATTGAGGATGTCCTGTAACGGTACCCCCTCCGTGCGCCTACGGAACTCGATCCACTCACGGTAAGCCGGATCCATTGGGCTACCGATGCTCCGAGAAAAAACCTGCCGTTCTTTCTCGGTGGCGAAATATTTAGACCTGCGTTTTCCGTCTTCGATCCAAAAGATTCCATATGGTCGCTTTCGACCGGATACTGTTCTTAAATTAAATTTTTTCATATGCCCCAGATGCTCTCAGATGCTTTTTCCAGATGCTAAATCCAACATCTGGACTACCGTTATCAACTATTATCAACCAACCAGATCACAAAAAAACCCTGCAAACAAGGCGTTTCCCTTATTTAGCAGGGTTGTGTATCGGGCTGACTGGACTCGAACTTAATCCTTATAATCAATGACTTGCGTGTCTAGATGCTCTCAGATGCGCTCAGGTGCTATTTGGCTTACGCTTTGTTCTCGCGATTACCTCGTAAGTTAAATCGCCCTGCATAACTTCCTCCTCTATGAGGAGTTTGAGGTATTTGCTCCGTGTCATGCCGCTTTTTGCCGACAGTTTGTCAATTTTCTTGAGCACACCCTCAGGCACATTGATCGTCATGTTCTTGGTGCCCGGGCCTATTGCATTTGTATTTTTTGAATCATTCATAATGGGTTTCATTAGTATTAATACCCAAATATACTTGTGAATAAATGTCAAGTGGTCCTAAGATACAAAGTTTATTAATATTAATTTTAGTATAACCAGAACTACTTAACTTATTAGCGAAACTGTCTGTTTAAAAAAAATATCAGCCGATATAAACACATAAGTCGATCACGATCAACGGGATAACAGCTATAGGGTATAACCCTAATGCACGTTCGAGCACTTGTTATTCAAAATTGATTTGACTTATGCAAAAATATTAAGAATTTTTTCTACATGCTTAAAAAACCTCTCATTAGAGTCACCATAACCCTCCCAGGTAAAACAATCGAAGCCCTTCAGGCACTTGCCGACCAGACCAATCGCACGGTGGATCAGGTCGTAAATGAGATCCTTCACAACGCCTCCGAATAGGCGTTTTTTTTCACCCAATCTTACTAAGACTTGCGACGACTTAATGTCTCAACATAACGACATCCTACAGGAACTCCGACTCATATCGGCTCGAATATCTCTTCTCGAGCAGAAGGTGTCGCACACCAGCGAAACACTAACCTGTGCTGAATTTGGAAAGCTGATCAACCGGGCGCCTCGCTGGGTGGCTGATCGAGTCAGAGCGGGGCGAATCCTTTCTTTAACTAAAAATAAGCCGTATAGTATTCCGGCGACCGAACTGACTCGGTTCAGGAATACCGGCATCTAATACGATGAAAATAAACCTATACACACTCGCTGCCTTAACGGGACTTGGCCTGATCTGCATGATCAGTCTCGCGGCACTGGAAACCCAGCTGATCGAATCAGCAGGTAAGCCGAAACTTATAAAGACCATTGATGAAGCTATCAATGGTCCGATTCTAGAGGGTGCCTTCCTGAAAGAGGATAGAGAGAAGAGGTATGTCGTCTCTACAATTCGAGTAAAGCCGAAATCCACCATCGGCTGGCAATATGCTCCCTTTCACACCCTTTACGAGGACCAGCAGGAGGCAGAGCGCCGAGCGGCTATGTATCACCATTGGTCAGTCTTCGAACTGGCTCCCGCTCAAGGCCAAGAACTACTCCGGCTTCAAAGACAGTGGCCGGATTACGATCTGATCCCAATTGGACCTCCAGCCCCTATCAACTAATGAGCATGCCTAATATTCCAAGATGCCTCTATCCGAAGTGTCGAAAGGATGCCCACAGTAGGGGTCTCTGTAACACGCATTCCGCTAGAGCCAATAAGTATCTTCGGGAGGGTCGCATCACTGAAGAAGAGCTTATCAAGAAGGGACTTATGGAACCTAAGAAATATAGCACACCAGGTAGGCCGAAGGACCATGACGAAGTTTTCCTAGGCCCACGAAAATGAGACTTAAGATACTATCCACATTCATCGAGGGCTACCTTACGGGCTACCCATTCTACAAGGTTACCTTCGTAGCAGATGACTACCTCGAGACCGGCGAAGAGTGGATACTGGAAGTCTCGCAGAAATCCAGACATCTGGATAAGTGGGAGAGGTTCCTTTCTCCTGACGTCTGGCTCAGTAACCTGAAAGAGCATCCATTCAAGGATCATCAACTCGATGAGTCTGTCACACCGAGGCCGGACCCCGCACCTCGTTTAACCAAAAATCAACTAAATCTATTATAGATATCTTAGTAAGACTTATATGAAAAATCCAGTAAAACTAATCGAGCTTGAAGTGAATGACTTCAAGAGAATCAAAGCTGTGAAGATAAATTTCACAGGGTCAGCGATGACCATCATCGGTGGCAATAATAGCGAGGGGAAGACTTCCTCGCTAGACGCTATTTGTTATGCATTGGGCGGCGAGAGATATCGCCCGACAGATGCAAATCGAAGAGAGTCCAATATCCCTCTCTCGATCAAACTCACCCTGTCAAACGGTCTAGTAGTAGAGCGGAAGGGTAAGAACTCTGTACTTAAGGTTACAGACCCTACTGGTATGACTCATGGGCAGTCGTTGCTAAAGACGTTTATCGAAGAATTAGCATTGAATCTGCCCAAGTTCATGGAGTCATCCGATAAGGAAAAAGTTCAGGCGCTGCTCAACATCATCGGAGTCGGTGACGAGCTGGCGAAACTGGAAATGAAGGAGAAGACGATTTATGATCGTCGTCGCGATGTCGGATCGGTAAGGGACTCGAAAGTCAAGCATGCAGAAGAGATGCACTACTATCCTGACGCGCCAGAGGAACTGATTTCGATTAGCGATCTCATTCATCAGCAGCAGGCTATCCTGCATCGGAATGCGAAGAACCAAGAACTGCGCCAAAATGCATCTGCGGCGAGATCCAGGTTCGAGCAAAGCCAGTATCGGATCGGCGATCTGAAAAACAAGATCGAAGCTCTGCAACAGGAACTGCTCGATGCAGAAGTCAATCGGGATAAACTCCACGAGGATTATAAGACTGCCGGTAAAGCGGCACATCAACTCGAGGACGAATCTACGGAGGCGCTTGAGAAGTCACTGTCGGAGATTGAAACGACTAACACTCGCGTTCGGGCGAACCTCGAGAAAGAGAAAGCTAATGAGGAGGGTATCGAGTATACTCGCAAGTATGATGCGCTAACCGCTGAGCTTGAAGCTGTCAGACGGGAAAAGGTCGATCTGCTAGAGGGCGCTGATTTGCCCCTACCAGGGCTTTCCGTTTCCGAAGGTGAGCTTCTCTATGAAGGCATGCGCTGGGACTGCATGAGCGGCGCTGAGCGGCTTATCGTAGCCACTTCTATCGTTCGTAAGCTGAACCCTCAGTGCGGTTTCGTGCTGATGGATAAACTCGAACAAATGGATCTGGATACGCTGGACAGTTTCAGTGAATGGCTCGAAAGCGAAGGTCTTCAGGTAATCGCTACCCGAGTCTCTAAAGGTCCAGAGTGCTCGTTGATCATCGAGGATGGTTCCGGCGAAAACGACGAACCGCATCCGGCTTTCAAGGTGACTCCTCGGCCTCCTGTTAATTCGCCAACAATGGCGTCCAAACCACATGGTTTACGGAATAATTCGCCGGTATTGGCGAATTACAGTTCGGAGGGAGGGTTTTAAACACCATACCCTATGTATCTAACACCTAAAAGCCATGCACAAACTTAAACACCTAGCATCAAAACTCGAGATCCTTGGTTGGATCATTTTCTGGGGGACATTCTTCCTCGTAACATCAGTCAACATAGCATCATGCAAATAATAAAAGGAAAAATAAAGAAAGCACTGCGAGTAGTCGCATATGGCTCCGAAGGAATCGGCAAGTCAACATTCGGGAGTAAATTCCCAAGCCCTATCTTCATCGATACCGAGGGTGGGTCTGATCACCTGGATGTCCACAGGACTCCTAAACCACTGTCATGGACAGCGCTACTGGATCAAGTAAGGGAACTCATGCGCTCCGATTACCGCACGATAGTCATCGATACGGTAGACTGGGCTGAGAAACTCTGCGTGACGCATGTGTGCGGTGAAGCGAATAAGACCAGCATTGAGGATTTCGGATACGGAAAAGGCTACACGATTCTCGAGGAGGAGTTCGGTAAACTACTGAACCTACTTAACGAAGTAAGGGAAAAAGGGATACACGTTGTCCTATTGGCTCACTCGCTTATCCGTAAGTTCGAACTCCCCGAAGAGGAGGGTGCTTTTGATCGGTGGGAAATGAAGATGTCCAAGAAAGTATCTCCACTGGTTAAGGAATGGGCAGATATGCTTCTGTTCGCCAATTACGAGACATACGTGATCGAGGACGAAAGAACGAAATCGAAAAAAGCGAAAGGTGGGCATCGGGTAATGTATACATCGCACAAGTCCACCCATGACGCTAAGAACCGTCAGGATCTACCGGAGAAACTGGAGTTCAGCTTCGATGCGATTTCTCATCTCTTTTCCGGGGATCTTAGTAAGACTTCACATGCTGAGGAGGCTGGGGAAGAGACTAGGGAGGAAACTAGTGAAGAACCACCTGCAGAGAAACGTGACGAGGTCAGGCGACCTACAGGTAACGAGGTTGGCGCTCTGAAACCGGACGACGGGTTTAATCTGGAAAAGGAGTGGGGTCCATCTCTCAAGCAACTTGCTGAAAGGGACAATGTATCCTCTCTGCAAATACGACAAGTTGTAGCGAGTCGCGGGTATTATGGGGTCGATGCGCCGATTGACAGCTATGACGACTCGTTCGTCACCGGGAAACTCATAGCCCACTGGGATGCTGTCGTGGGGATGATCCGGACACAGGAATTTGAATCAATCGAAAGTTAATCACCAGTAAGTAAATTATGAGCAATCAAGACAATAACAGAGCAATGGTTCCAGGTGAAGCATTGAAGCCGAATACGTTTACACTACCGCCAGAAGGCATCTATGAATTTCGGGTTAACAGTGTGACTAACGGAAGGTTCGGTGGAAGCCCGAAAATGTGTGCCTGTGAAACACGCGAAGTGAAGATCCAGATAGAGACTCCGGAGGGTGGTAAGATGGTCCTGTCAGAGAAGTTCTTTCTCCACTCATTCCAGGCTGCAAGTATCCTTGCTTGCCATGCGAGTATCGGGCTTTGTGCTCCTGATGCGGAGGATTACATCCCAGAGTGGGATTGGTCTAATACCATGGAAGGGAAGAGGGGTCGCATCAAGTTGGGTCATCGCAAGTTCGAGAAAAAGGATGACGCAAAGGGAAATCCCACTGGTCTGGCTGCGGAGGTCGCAGCATGGTTATCCCCCCTTGAGGCTACTCTGGCATCTGGATCGACTGGAAATCAGCCTGGGTTCTAGAATGCAACTTCGCCCTTATCAAGTTGAAGCTAAGGATGCGATTCGCGAAGAATGGGCCAAGGGGGTTGACAAGACCCTCTTGGTCCTTCCGACCGGCACAGGAAAGACTATCGTTTTCTGCAAGTTGATCGAGCAATTGGTTAACGAAGGAAAGCGATGCCTGATCCTGGCGCACCGAGGCGAACTGCTGGACCAAGCCGCAGATAAGATGTTTAAGGCAACAGGACTCAGATGTTGTCTTGAAAAAGCCTCAGACACTGCCGAAGGCTCTTGGTTCAGAATCACTGTAGGTAGTGTTCAAACCCTGATGCGCGAGAAGCGACTAAAGCGGTTCCGTAGGGATTATTATGATACAATAGTAGTAGACGAAGCGCATCACGTTTTGTCCGATAGCTACCAGCGCATATTCGATTATTTCGACAAAGCAAAAGTCCTCGGAGTAACCGCAACACCAGACCGAGGGGACATGCAGAATCTCGGTAAGTTTTTCGACTCAATAGCTTATGAATACAAATTACCACAAGCAATCAAAGACGGATTTCTATCCCCTATTAAAGCTCTCACGATCCCACTTAAGCTTGATCTTTCTGGTGTGTCGCAGCAGGCAGGGGATTTTAAGTCTGCTGATCTCGGTAACGCTCTTGATCCTTACCTTGATCAAATCGCTGATGAAATGGTTAGCGCATGTATGGACCGTAAGTCGGTCGTGTTTCTGCCACTCATTGCAACTAGTCAAAAGTTCTGTGACCTTCTTAACCAAAGAGGATTCAAAGCAGCGGAAGTAAATGGCATGAGTTCAGATCGTGCCGAAATTCTAGATGATTTCAATCATGACAAATACAACGTGTTATGCAACTCGATGCTCCTTACGGAGGGATGGGATTGCCCTTCAGTCGATACTATCGTCTGCCTCCGGCCCACAAAAGTTAGATCTCTCTATTGCCAGATGGTTGGCAGGGGAACGCGACTGCACCCGGGTAAAGAACATCTCCTCTTACTCGACTTCTTGTGGCACTCGGAAAATCACGACCTCTGCCGACCCGCTTACCTTATCGCGGAATCGGAGGATGTTGCGAAGAAAACTACCGAGAATCTTGAAGCGTCGGCAGGTATCGAGTTCGATCTCGAGGAAGCTGTCGAGAAGGGGGCTGGGGATACGGTAGCGGATCGCGAGGAAGCCCTTGCCAAAAAACTCAAAGAACAGCAGCACAAGAAAAAGAAACTCGTTGATCCTCTTCAGTATGAAATGTCGATATCGTCGGCAGACCTGGTGAATTACGTTCCAGTATTCGGGCATGAAAAGGCTCCTGTAACTGATCAACAGAAAGAAGATCTGACGAGTCGCGGAATCAATCCTGACGGAATTGATAGCGCCGGATTGGCAGATCGATTCCTGTATACGCTAAATAACAGAAGTCTCCACGGACTCAGTACGCCGAAGCAAATAAAATTTCTGGAATCAAGGAATTTTAAACACGTAGGGAAGTGGACCTCCAAGCAAGCCGCTAACCTAATAGCGAGAATATCGGCTGCGGGTTGGAGAAATCCCCCTGGAGTTAACCCAAGCACATACGAGCCAAAACCGGATCCAATTCACATAAACATACAAAGCATATGACTCCAGCAGAAGTAATAGAAAAACAAATACAACAAGGCATGTTTGATGGCAATCGCCATGAGACTAAACGCAATTGCGGAAATCTCGCAGGTGGCTACTATGCGGGTGGGGCGTTAAACCTCGATGAGGTAGATCACTTGAAAGAAATATGTATGTCTCTATCAGATACACCAACTGAAACTGCGAGGCAATGGGATAAGGCATTCGAATATGGGACCGAGAGTCCTCTCACGTGGGATCAGCACGGGAATACCAGACATATCCCGAATCGAGCACTGGTAAGGGGTGAGGCACTCAAGTACGAGGCACCGGTTCTGGTAGATAAAAATTACATCCAGGTGGGTGAGTTTATTCAGCCATCCGACGCCGATTGGAGTCCGGAAGAACAGGTGATCAAGTATCTGACGGCATTATTCGACGCTGATGAGAATGTCGGGTATGTTACGGAGTCTTGGTTTAACGAAAAAGCGGGAAGGCACCTACCCCAGAAGGGCTGCTATGATCGCACTGCCGGTCAACTGATCAGTGAGTTGCAGCAATGGCCATTCAGAAGAGTCTTCGGCGATTACAATCCGGAGGTCGGCGCTTGGATCCGATTCAACCCGATGGATGGTGTAGGAGTAACGGATGAGAATGTTGTATCCTATAAATACGCACTTGTCGAATCCGATGTAGTTGAAGTCCCCAGACAGATCGCGTTGATCAAAGACCTCAAGTTACCGGTAGCTGCTCTGGTCTACTCGGGAGGAAAGAGTGTGCATGCTGTCGTGAAAATCTATGCAGACACGCTTAAGGAATATCGGGAGCGTGTTGATATCCTCTATGCGGTTTGCGAGAAAAACGGACTAGTGATGGACCGTCAGAACCGGAATCCGTCCAGATTGAGTCGAATGCCTGGTGTTCTGCGGAATGGCAATAAACAGTTCGTGATCGATACTCATATCGGGATGTCATCATGGAAAGAGTGGCATAATTGGGCTGAAGATGTGCGCGATGATCTGCCACAGTTTGAAACGGACACGGATGACTTGGATGAACCGGAACTTGATCCGCAAATGATCGAGGGAATTCTCCGGAAGGGTCACAAGCTACTCCTGAGTGGTCCGAGTAAGGCTGGGAAGTCATTTTGCCTGCAACAGCTCGCGATTGCGGTCGCCACGGGTGGATACTGGCTCGGCTGGAAGGTAAGACAGGGCAGGGTGGCCTATATCAACCTCGAGTTGGCTTTGAAGTCAAATAAGCACCGTCTGTGGCAGATAAAACGGAAACTCGGTGTGAAAACTAACGGAAACCTCGATGTGTGGAATTTGAGAGGCAATGCGGTGTCGATGGACAAGCTGGCGCCCAAGATTATCCGGAGATCCGAGGATCGTGGCTATTCGATGATCATCGTGGATCCGATCTACAAGGTTTTGACCGGCGATGAGAACTCTGCTCAGGAAATGGCGTACTTTTGTAATCAATTCGACAAAATTGCCGTGAATCTGGGGGTCACTGTCGTGTATGCTCACCATCACTCGAAGGGGGCTCAGGGGCAGAAGTCTTCCCGGGACCGATCCAGCGGCTCAGGGGTGTTTTCACGCGATCCTGATGCCATTATAGACATGATTGAGTTGATTATAGACGACAATCGGCGCACCCAGATCACTCGGAGGTGGCATGCGAGGTCCATGGCCGAGGAACTCGACTGGGTTTCGGCCACCTGGAGGGACGATAACAATGTTACGCATGACGATTTGGAAGATCCTGCGCGGTTACAGGAGATCGCGAGGAAGAATAACTACGATATTGACGGCCAGAAGGTTCAGGATGAGCTGAAATCGGCGAAATATGCCACAGGTTGGAGGATTGAGGGTACCTTACGGGAATTCCACGGATTCGAGCCTCGTAACGTGTTCTTCAAGTATCCTCTGCATATCCTAGAGACCGGTGAAGGCTCTTTGCTGGCAGATGCGACTCCTGAGTCCAGTGAGGATAATTGGAGGAAGGGTCAGAAAGTAGCTGAGAAGGTGAATAAAAATATTCAGGCCGAGAAGAACGCAGAGTTTCGTGAGTTATTCGATGAGATCGCCGAAGGACGCACCGAGGTTAACTGGAAAGATCTCGAGGAGGTTGGTGGTGGCACTATGAATACCATCAAAAAACGCTGTCGTTACCATCCGGACTTTAAGTATGTCAAGGGGCAGGTAATCCTGAAATTGGAAACTACGGAGGTCAAAAATGACTAGTGGTATCACCCCCCTTTTTGACACTTTGACACTTTCTGTTATTTACCGTCAAAACGGTGTTTTTGATACTTTGACGAAAAGTGGTAGTATACCCCCCCCATGGGGGGGGGTGATACCAGAAAGTGGTATACCCCCCCATACTAAAGTATACAAGTTTGATACCACTCCCACCCATGCACACACATGTCACATGTATGCGGGTAGTAATAGGGGGGCTAAAAAGCCGCCCCCCATATTCTGACCAGATACATATGCCAGTGACGGGCGCGAGCGATCAGACCAAAAAAACAAAAACAAAAAATACAAAAAACATGAACAATGTAAGAGAGCACGATTTCTGGATGCCGATGAAAAAGGTGCCGACCACAACGCACCAGATGAAGGCGACGAAAGTCGTTAAGGGGAAGGTGATTCACTACGAGCCTCCCAAGGTAGCTGAGACGAGAGCAAAGCTGATGGCGGCACTATCCTCACACATACCTGACAGATGGTTCGGGACCGGACCCCTGGAATGCACAGTCAAGTGGTGTTTCCCTCACACACAAAAAACCAAGAAGCTAAATCGGGAATTCGTTTGGAAGTCTACCAAGCCGGATACTCACAATCTCAACAAGATGCTATTCGATTGCATGACAGATCTCCAATTCTGGAAGGACGATGCCCAGGTAGCCTCGGAAATAATCCAAAAAGCCCACGCTGACCGCACAGGCATTTACATCAAAATAGAAAACCTATGAAATCACTAAGAAGAACAGGAAGAACAAGCCGGATGCTCAAAGAGGTAATCCAGCTAACCAAGAATCATCTCAATGTGCTGATCATCGCTCGGGATCAAAAACAGAGGGAGAACTTCATACTCCGGCTCGGAGAGTGGAGCCATAAGATCGAAATCAAGACTGCATCAGAAATGATCGATATGGGTTTCGACTTCATGACTCCCCAGGATCGGAATGGGGGATGGCAATATGATAAGTGCTGCATCGATCACCATGTGATCGAGGATCTCTTCAAAATCATGCTCGAGGAACTTCACTGCTACGACGAAAAGGAAGAATCATGAAATTATCCTTGCCAGTCAACTTAGCGAACGATTAGCTCAATCTTACTAAGTCTTATGAATGTTAACGAAGAATGGATAAGCCTAGCTGAAGCTGCGAAAATTGTAGGTCGCGATCCCAGGACAGTTCTACGCTGGATCAAGGAGGGGACGTTTCCTTTACTGCGAGACCGGAGGTCCGGTCTTAGAAATTACCAGGTCGAAAAGTCGAGCCTGAAACACACCTGCCAAGAACCATCAAATCAAGGACTATGAGTAAAGAAGCAAAAGCAGAGCATATGCTCGACGAAGCAAAGCGACTGGTCTCCGGATCACGAAACGAAGACTACGGACCACCCGATGTCGATATGGCAAAGGTAGCCGGAATGATGAACCACTTGTTTGGCTGGGATGTGAAGCCATCGCAGGTGCCGATGATCATGATCCTGATCAAGCTCGCTCGGGAGAGTCACTCGTCTAAGCATGACAATGCTGTCGATATCGCCGGTTGGGCATGGTGCATGGATGAGTGCGCTTATGCGGAAGAGATAAATGCCCCATGGGAAGAACCCGACTGGTCTGATTTCGATTTGGATGATACAGTAGAACTAACTCCCGAGGGAGAGGCTGCATTAGCCGAAGGGGAATCTCACTACGTAATACTCGGTCGAAACACAGTCATTCAGGAGGGCGATCAGTGGCGTGTGCGTGACAGCGGTTCAGATTGGAAGCCTACGATCTGTGCAGGAGAGTTTCAAGATAATCACAGTTACTTGGAGTATCGCCGCAAGATCTTTTAATCAATTCCGAGTCCATGGACGCTGGCAGACCGCGCAGCCGACTCAGTAAACGCTAATAGTCTGCCACCCTTTTCTCTAATCAACTAAACCCAAAGCCTACGAAGACTCATGACACCGAAAGAACGAATCAAGTTTCTGCTGAAGTGCAAAGCAATCAGGACATTCATTAACGACAACCCAGGCAAGACCGCGCTACAAATCGAGAAGGATTTCCCGGGTGCCAAAAAATGTTTAGAGCGGCTGGTCGCCATCGATCTCGTATGGGAGGAGCCGGAAAGGGTTCAGCCGTCACGCATTATCCCAGCTCACTATTACGTTATTAAGGCAGGAGCGAATAAAAACACAGCTACGGTCTTCGGGAAGGACCGGGCATTATTCTGAGATTACTCTACCAATGGGTAATCTACCAAAAGGTAACTATTTGACTGAACGTAAAAGACAGCAACCGCGACTAGAACGAATTATGATAACTAAAAACGATACTAAAACACAAACCAACGCTGACTCTGAACGGGGAGCGAATTGTGTGCACCGTCTTGTTAGTCGCCGTTTCCGATGCCGAGTATGTGGGGGGAAAGGTCGTCATTCAAAAACAAGTAGAGGCAGCCACCCCATATGCGGTGCGTGTAAAAATGCAGCTTGGGTTTATCGAAGTGAATACATCGACTAACAAATAGATGAATCACGTAATGACAGAGCGAAGCGGCGGAATGGAGTTGAATCTATCGTCTGGTTGTGTGCCGTTGCGGGTTCTTAACCTGTATGCTGGACTAGGTGGAAACCGCAAGAAGTGGGATAACGTCGAGGTCGTCGCGGTCGAAAATGAGCCGAAAATCGCAGACGTATATCGGCGGCTCCATCCTCAAGACCTGGTGATCGTGGGTGATGCTCACCAATACCTGCTAGATCACTTCGATGAGTTCGACTTCATCTGGACAAGTCCACCGTGCCAGACGCATTTGCGGATGGCTAAGGCAACGAGACATAAGCTAAAGCGATACCCAGATATGAAACTCTACGAGGAAATAATCTTCCTGCAAACATACGCAAAGTGCAAATGGGTAGTGGAGAACGTGGTTCCATACTACGCGCCGCTCATCGAGGGTAAAAAAATGGGTCGTCACATGTTCTGGTCTAACTTCGACTTTGAGGACTTTGATGTGCCTAGGCCTGCTGGATTTATAAATAAGTGCAACCTGGTGGGAAAGAAGGCGCTGCAAGAATGGCTCGGTATCCACTACGACGAAAACATTTACTACGGTAAGAATCACTGTCCGGCTCAGATTCTCCGCAACTGCGTGCATCCCGACTTGGGGCTCCATATCTTCAATTCGCACAACAGTGCATTATCACAACTTGCAGAGAATGAGGACAGCTAATAGCAACATGCGACGAGAACCGATCATGAACACGAAAACCGAAGGGGGATGATGACCGCGCCTAAAAACATTGCATCCAAGGAGGACTCCAACGCGGTCAGCGTTGAGTCCACCGCCTTGTTGGGTCTTTTAGCGGACATCCGTGCCGCCGTGGGTGATCCAAGTGGGAAGCTTATGCAGAACGAACTGGTGGAGCATTGCAGCAAGCTGTCGCACTCAGCCGACTGGAACCGTCGCCGCGTGGAAATGCTGTCGCGGCTGAAAAAGCACATGCGCGATCCAGAGCGCAAGTTGGTCTGCGACATCCTCGCAAACGGGCAACTGCTCCCAGACCCGAAAGGCAAGCGATACGGCTTCGCCGCTACTGGAAACGAGCATCTTTGTAGATCCAACACTGAGCTATCCGACCAATGACAGCGCAACCGACATTCGATTTTGCGGCGCATTTCTGTGACTCGCCCAGATCTATCCAGCATTCGCTGAACTACCTGATCGATCAGAAGCTCATTAAGAGGCGACGAGTCAAGGGTGGGTATATGGCTTACTGGCACAACTGAAACATAATCATAGTAAGACTTAAAATGATTGAGGAAGAAAAAAAGGCTTACAAGAGGATGTGGGCTGAAAAAAACAAGGAGCGTGTTAGGAAATCGAAGCGAGAATACTATCTACGAAACAAGGATAAAGTTAAGAAACGGGCTTCTCTCTGGAAAAATAACAACCCAGACAGACGTAAGGTAATCAATAAAAATTACTACGAGAATAATAAGGAAAAGTGTAAGGATTCCAGTGACAAATGGACGAAAGCTAACCCAGAGAAGGTTCATAAGAATGCTGCCAGATGGCGAAAGGACAACCCAGAGAAAGTGAGGGTTGCTCATCGAAAATACATACGGAAGAGGAGTAGGCTTGATCCGGAATTTAGGGCATCAAGGAATATTCGATCTAGGATATCTGTAATGGTAAGGTCATGTGGGATGTCCACGTCTCAGCTTACAGGGTGTAGTCCAAGTTACCTGCGATCACACTTAGAGTCATTATTCCAGGAGGGAATGACATGGGAGAATTACGGAAGCTACTGGCATGTGGATCACGTCCTTCCGCTGGCGAGCTTTGATTTGACGGATCTCGAACAGATCAAATATGCTAATCACTGGTTAAATCTCCAACCGCTGAAAGCCGCAGAAAATCTGGCTAAAGGCGCGAATATCACTGAGCCCCAACAACATCTGTTATTGACAGTATAAGTGTATCGGGATTACGGATACGAGGAGGCTTGTGTGAACCAGCCCAAGAATCACCGTTCACTCATCTTTGGTGCGGTGAGCCAGACCC